CTTTACTTAAATCTCCAGGATTTGCTACACATCGTAAAGATTTGATGAATGATATAACATTATTTGCTGGTGGTAAAATTGGACATATAAGCTCTTTAAAAGCTACAAGTGATAGTATATTACTAACTAAAGAAGATATACCAATAGAAGCTTTAGAATTAGCTAATAAACTTAAAGAAAGCTTATCTGATTTAACAGATACACAAAAAGAATTAACACAACAAAGAATTGATAATTTATCTGGTAGTATTTCTGTAATTAAAGTAGGTGGTAAATCTGAACTTGAAATGAAAGAAAGAAAAGATAGAATTGATGATGCTGTACTTGCTGTTAGTTGTGCTTTAGAAGAAGGTATTATTCAAGGAGCTGGTAAAGAGTTATCTTTTATAGGAGAATTATATATTAATAATAAATTTCAATATTGTTTACATGCACCTATAGATAATATTTTTAAAAATGGAGGAGATATGAAAATAGTTAGAAATAATTTATTTAAACTTGGTATCGTTGACCCAACTAAAGTAACTAGAGTAGCTTTACAAAATGCTATATCAATAGCTAAAGTAATATTATCTACTAAAGCTGTAGTAATAAATAATAGATTATGGATATAAAAATGAATAGTTACCAGAGTTCTTTAACTGATGAAGTTAGAGATTCTGTTCCTAAAGAAGTTTGGGATGATATATTAGAATATATATCACAAGTAAAATTCATTCAAAATTTAATTGCTCCAGAAGAAATAAGAGGTTTTATTAAAGATAAACCTGTAATGACTTATGAAGATGATGACGATACTATTAAAGAATATGAAGATGGTAGAAAAGTTATAGATATAACTAATCCTCATATTTTAGAAAATATGGATTTTTTTAGAGAGAAAGCAATATTTTTTGAAAAAAATGGAAAATATACTAATTTAATACCAAATGGTAATCCTAAATCTGAATATGCACAATTTTGGAAAGAAGAATTATATAAATGGAAATATGGTCAAATAAGAGAAGATGGTGAATGGATTCCAGGGGAATTATATTTTTATTGGAATTATACACAAATTCCTTTAACAGAAAAAGATAAAAATACACGTAGTAAGAAACGTGTGGAAAGAGTTAAAAAATTTCCTAAACCATGGTTAGGGGATTATTTATTTCATCATTATGTTCATGCTGCTAAAGAAGAAGGAGAGCATGGAAAGTTATTAAAAACTAGGGGAGTTGGATTTAGTTTAAAAACTGCATCTTGGAGTCCTAGAAATATGTATGTATTACCTGGGTCACAAAACCCTAATTTTCATTTAGCTTCTGAAAAAACATTTTTAACTGGCGATAAAGGTATATGGGGTAAAATTTTAGATAATTTAGATTTTATAGCTGCGCATACCCCTTTACCTAGAATGAGATTACAAGATGGTAAAAAAGCTATGGAACTCCAGTTAGGATATGAAGATGAATATGGTGGAAGAAAAGGTTTATTATCTTCTGTATTTGGTATATCAATGAAAGATAATCCAGATAAAGCAAGGGGTATCAGAGGACCTCTAATCCATTATGAAGAAGACGGTTTGTTTCCTAATTTAGAAAAAGCTTGGAACGTAAATAGAAAAGCTGTGGAAGATGGTGGTGTAGCTTCTGGATTTATGCTTGCTGGTGGTACTGGTGGAGTTGAGGGAGCGTCATTTGCTGGTTCTGAAAAATTATTTTATAGACCTAAAGCATATAAAATATATGGTATTCCTAATGTATTTGATAGAAATACTGATGGTAGTACAAAATGCGGATTCTTTTGGGGAGCATATTTAAATAGAAATAAATGTTATAACGAAAATACAGGTGAACCAGATATAATTAAAGCTTTACTAGAAATATGTTTAGATAGATATGAAGTGAAATATAGTTCATCTGATGCTAATGCTATTACACAAAAGAAAGCAGAAGAACCTATAACTCCACAAGAAGCAGTAATGCGTACTGAAGGTACTGTATTTCCTGTAGCAGATTTAAAAGAATATTTAGAACAAATATCTGTTAAAAAAGATAGCTTTCTTGCAGAACACATGGTTGGTGAATTAGTATATGATACTACTGGAACTATTGTATGGAGACCTAATTCTGATAGACATCCTTTAAGAAGTTATGATACTGCTAGTGCAGATAAATCAGGAGCTTTAGAAATATTTGAAATGCCTAAAAAGAATTCTGAAGGTTATATTCCTAGAGGTAGATATATTGCTGGAATTGACCCTATTGATGCTGATACAGGTGAATCTTTATTTAGTATATTAGTAATGGACACTTTTACTGATAGAATTGTAGCAGAATATTCTGGTAGACCTAGAACAGCTAATGAAGCATACGAAATAGCTTTAAGAACATTAAAGTTTTATAATGCAGAAGGAAATTATGAAAAAAACTTAAAAGGTTTATTTAGTTATTTTGATAAACATAATAGTTTACATTATTTAGCAGATAACCCACAAATACTTAAAGATATGAATTTTATGAAAGCTACTAATCTTTATGGTAATAATGCTAAAGGTACACATGCAAATGCACAAATAAATTCATGGGGTAGATTACTTCAAGCTGATTGGCAAAGAAGTAAAGCTTATGGTGATGAAGAAGATACTAGATTAAATCTTCATAGATTAAGAGGTTTAGCTTATATAGAAGAATGTATTAAGTGGAACTCAGATGGTAACTTTGATAGGGTTTCAGCAGGTATAATGTTATTTATACTTAGAGAAGATAGAGTTAAACGAAGTGAATCTGTTAAAGCAAGACAAGGAGAAAAAATTAAAAATTTATCAAATGATTCTTTTTTTAATAAAAATTATAAAAATCGTAATAAAACTAATGAAAGAATAATGTATTCTGATGAAGAATAATTATTAATAGCTATAGGATTATTTAATAAATATAAAATAAAATAGAAATTACTTGACTTTTATAAAAAAATTAACTATATTTACAAGTTATAAAAAATACTATGCCAATAATTAATGTAAATCAACCGCCTCAAAGATTATCTTATTCCAAGAAAACTAAAACTTGGCGTAAGAATAATATTGATTTTGCTGATAAACACTCATTTTATAATAATGAGTCTGTTAGAAAAAGTTTAAGAAATAAGGTAATAAATCTTAATCTATACAATGGTATAGTAGATATAAGAGATTTAACTGATACTGTTAATCCATATCAATTAGATGCTACTTTTATACCAGATAATTTACCTCATCATCCTATTATTGTTCCTAAAATAGAATTATTAGTAGGAGAAGAAATAAAAAGAAGATTTGATTGGAGAGTAATGGTTACTAATCAAGATGCTGTTACTGCTAAAGAAAATTCTAAAAAGAAGTTATATTTTGAAAAACTTCAAGAATATCTTCAATCAAATTATGAAGAAGATGAACTTCAAGCTAAATTAAAGGAACTTGAAGATTATATGAAATATGATTGGCAAGATATTCGTGAAAAGATGGCTAATCAAATATTAAGACATTATTGGAATGAACAAGAATTTGGTTTAATATTTAATTCTGGATTTAAAGATGCATTAATACTTGCTGAAGAAATTTATCAAGTTGATGCTATACATGATGAACCAGTATTAACTAAATTAAATCCTTTAAAAGTACATTCAGTTCGTAGTGGTAATTCTGATAGAATTGAAGATAGTTCACTTATTATTTTAGAAGACCATTGGAGTCCTGGTAAAATAGTTGATTATTTTTATGATGAATTAAAAGAAGCTGATATTGATTATATATTAAATTATTCTTCTAAAAAAACAGCTAATTCATATGTAGATGATAATAACAATCATGCTTTATTTAGAGATGGAATACATTCTAATTTTGGTACAGAAAATGTTGCTGCTTATGATAGTATTTTTGGAATAGCTGAAATTAATGGACATTATTTTGGTTCTAATTATACAGATGAAAATGGTAATATAAGAGTATTACGTGTATATTGGAAATCTCTCAAAAAAATACAAAAAATAAAATATTATAATGAAGAAGGTGATATTGAATATAAAATACGTTCTGAAGAATATATTCCTGACAATAATTTAGGTGAAGAATCTACATCTATGTGGGTTAATGAATGGTGGGAAGGTACTAAAATAGGTAAAGATATTTATTTAAAAATGATACCTCGTACTGTTCAATATAATAAAATGAATAATCCTTCTTATTGTCATCCAGGAATTATAGGTCAAATTTATAATACTAATCAAGGTAAAGCTGTATCATTAATTGATAGAATGAAAAACTATCAATATATGTATGATGCTATATGGGATAGACTTAATAAAGCTATTTCTACAAATTATGGTAAAATATTTGAATTAGATTTAGCTAAAGTACCTGATAATTGGGAAATAGAAAAATGGTTACATTTTGCTATAGTTAATAAAATTGCTGTAGTAGATTCATTTAAAGAAGGTAATCAAGGTGCAGCAACTGGTAAATTAGCTGGTAGTTTTAATACTCAAGGAGGACGCTCTATTGATATGGAAACTGGTAATTATATACAACAACATGTACAATTACTTGAATTCATTAAAATGGAAATGTCTGAAATTGCTGGTGTATCTAGACAAAGAGAAGGACAAATTAATAATAATGAAACAGTAGGTGGTGTTGAAAGGTCAGTTAATCAATCATCACACATCACTGAATATTGGTTTGCTACACATGAAAAAGTTAAACTTAGAGTTTTAACAGCTTTTTTAGAAACAGCTAAAATTGCATTAAAAGGTAATAATAAGAAAGTACAATATATTTTGGATGACCAAACTGTTCAAATGTTAAATATTGAAGGTGATGAATTTGCTGAATGTGATTATGGTTTAGGTGCTACTAGTTCATCAAAAGGACAAGAACTTGAACAAATGTTAAAAAGTTCAGCACAAGCATTTATGCAAAATGGTGGTGGAATGAGTACTATTATGGATATTTATTTTAGTCCTAGTTTGTCTGATATGAGACGTAAATTAGAAAAGTCTGAAGATGAAATAAATCAAAGAAATGCTAAAGCTTCTGATGATGCTAATAAAATAGCTCAACAAGGTCAAGAACAAGCTCTTCAATTAGAACAGTCAAAACTTCAATTAGAAGATATTATAAATCAACGTGATAATGAAACTAAGATTTATATAGCTGAATTAAATGCATCATTAAATAATCAAGAAGAAACAACTGATGGTATTTTAGAACCTTTAGACGAACAAAAATTTGAGTTAGATAAAGAAAAAGTTAGAAACGATAAATTAGATAAAATCCGTAAATTAGATGATGCTATGAAAATACATAAAGATAAAATGGAGCGTGAAGATAAGAAAATTTCTGTTGCTAGACAAAATAAAAATGTAAAGAAATAGCTATGGTAAAAATAAATAAAATGAAAATATATTAAATTATTATTGACATTTAATAAAAAAAATAGTATATTTGTAAATTAATGGGAGAAAATTAAATATTATGGAAGAAAATGAATTTGGAATGAGTATGTTTAAGAACATGGATATTCCAGGTCTAGAGCTAAATTTAGATGATGCTCCAGATGAAATAAAAAAATTATTAGGTGAGGAGTATAATGAATCATCAGATAGTTCTGATGATAATAATGATGATGATACATCTGATGAAGAAAATATAAATCTCAATGAGGGTGGTGAAAACCAAACGGAGGAAGTAGTTGAGGAAGAGGAACAAGAAGAGGGTGATAGTCAAGATGATTCTCCCAATATTTATTCTTCCTTTGCAGACGTTCTTGTTGAACGAGGACTTTTACCTTCTCTGGACCTCAAAAATAATAAAATTTTAGATGCCGACGGATTAATTGATGCAATCAAAATAGAATCTGAAAATACAACTAAACAATATATTATTAATAAATTAGGTGAAGATGGATATGAAGCTTTAGAAAAAGGAATAACTTTAGCTGAATATCAAAATCATGTAAATACTGTTCAAACTTTAGATAAAATAACAGATGATAATTTATCAAATGATTTAGAACTTAGTAAAAATATTATTTTACAAGATTATATTAACCAAGGTATAACTGAAGATAGAGCGCTTAAACTACTTAAAAAAACAATTGATTTAGGAGAAGAATCAATTATTGAAGATGCTAAAGAATCATTAGTAAGTTTGAAAGAAATGCAAGCAGTACAACTTCAAAAATTACAAGATGAAAGACAAACTGAACATCAAAAAGAAGTTGAAAAACAAGAAAAAATAGATAATGATTTAAAAAATACCATCTATAAATCTAAAGAAATTATAGAAGGATTAAAAATAGATAAAGCTGTACAAGATAAAGTATATCAAAGTATTACTAAGGTTGTAGGTCAAAGCCCATCAGGAATTATGGAAAACAAACTGATGAGAGATAGAAGGCAAGACCCTATTAATTTTGATACAAAACTTTATTATCTATACGAGTTAACTAATGGTTTTAAAGACTTTTCTAAACTCATTAGTAAATCAGAAAGTAAAGCTGTGAGTAAACTAGAACAGACTTTACGCCAAACAAACTTTAAAGGACAAGGAAATACTCCAACATTTTTAGGAGACCCAAATAGTTACGGAGGAAGTGAATTTGGTTCAGAACTAGTTTTATAAATAAGAGACAGGATTGAGTCTAGGAAGTTTTAAAAAAAACAGGACAAATATATCTGGACAGTCTCAACAATGATAATAAAAATAAAAAAAAATAAATAGATTAATTAATTATGAGTTTAGGTAAATTTGTTATGACCAAAGGTAAATCTTGGTCAGGATTAACGTTAAAAAACCATATTGGTGCTATCTTCGGATTGAAGCCTCAATTGGTTTCTCCACTTACAACTGTTTTACTACAAAACTCAGGGATGAAAAATCTAGATACTACTCTTTCATTATTCCCAGAGAAAGTACTAGAAACCTCTGATGATTTTGTATGGAAAGTAGTAGGAAGTGAAGAAAGAAACATTCCTTTAGTAGAAGCTAGATATGCAGGAGCTGTAGTAAATTCTGGTGATTCAAATGTGGGTGCTGGTCGTACAAGACTAGAACTTGTATTTGGAGAAAAATACTTTTCTAAAGTACATGTTATTGCTGGTAATAAACCAGATGACTATCAATATAGATTGTTAGAAGAGCCTTATGAAGAAGGTGGAAATTATGTTTATGAAGCTGAAATCTGGGGTGGACAAGAAACTCTAGGTGGTGTACCAGGTTCTGATTTAGTTGCTGGTGTTAGATTCAGTATTGAATCTTCTTATGTTGAAGATGAACTTTCCACAAGAGGTTCTGAAATTCAATTTACATCTCCTTACTTAATGAGAAATAGTGTATCTACACTTCGTTTTGAACATAAAGTATCAGGTGCAATGATTGATGTTAAAGTAGAGCCAGTTTATTTTGGAGCTATTGAAACTAGAGACCCTAACACAGGAAAAACACATAAGTCAGTTACATGGATGCAAGAAGTGTACTGGCAATTTGAGAAAGCAATTTCTCGTATTAAAGCTAGAACATTAATGTTTGGTAAAACAAACAGAGATGAAAATGGTAGATTCTTAAATAAAGGAAATTCTAACATTGAAATTAAAGCTGGTTCTGGTATTAGAGAACAAATGGAAGTAAGTAATACTTCAACCTATAATGTTTTTGCAATAGCAATGTTGGAAGATATTCTTTCTGAATTATCAGAAGGTAAATTAGATTGGGGTGAACGTCAATTTATGTTACGTACAGGTGAAAGAGGAGCTGCTCAGTTCCATAGAGCTGTAACAGCTTTAGCATCTGGATGGACTTCTGTTGGATTTGATAACACAGGAACTCAAGCTATTGAAAAAGTTAGTTCTAAGTTCCATAATAATGCTTACGGTGCAGGTTTCCAATTTACTGAATGGAGAGCTCCTAATAATATTCACGTAATGTTAGAAGTTGACCCAATGTATGATGATAAAGTACGTAATAAGATATTACATCCAGATGGTGGTGTAGCAGAATCTTATCGTTATGATATCCTTTATATTGGTTCTATGGAAGAGCCTAATATCCAAAAAATCAAAGTAAGAGGTGACGATGAAATGAGAGGATATAAAGCTGGTATCAGAGACCCTTTTAGTGGACGTAGAGGTGGAATTATGCAACATATGGAAGATTCAGCAACAATGTCAGCAATGTGTGGCACTGGAGCTATGGTAAAAGATTCTTCTAGAACTGCAACTTTTAAACCAGCCTTACTAGCATAATAGTAATGATATATATAGCTTTGAAGGGTGTGCTTAACACCCTTTATTTTATTAATAATTTAAACGGGAGAAATAATGGCAATTGAAGAAAAAAAATTTGTCTTACCAAATGAAATAGTTACGGTAAGATTTATTCCAAGAAAAAAAGGTATGGCAGCTAATGTTGGAGACAACCATGTTATATCAGGAGGTATGTTAACAAATTCTGTAAGAGGATTTGTGTTACCTAGAAAAATTAGAGGTGGAGGATTAGTAAATGCTCTAACTAAAGCAGAAAAAGAAACTTTAGAAGAAGAAACAGGAATAGATTTATCAGTATATGGTAAATTTTGGGAAACTTTTAAAGTTAAACTTCGTAAAGATGATGCAAGTAATGTTTTTGATTTAAGTACACCAATGGGTTATATTTCATTAAAAGTATTAGAAAAATATGAAGATGACATTGCACATTCTTGGGTAGAAAGAGATAATAAACCAACTTACCAATTTGTAATAACCAGACCAGGAGAAGTAACTGATGATAACAAAGCTAAACTTGATGTTAAAAAAGAAGCTTTTAAATTATATGGTAAAATAGAAGATAATAAAGATAAATTAATATCTATATTAAAACTATTAACTAATAAACCAATTAGTTCACAATCTACTTTAAAATGGGTTCAAGGTTTAGTTGAAGAATATGTTGATAAAACACCTAGTAAATTTTTATCAGTTATTCAAGATGAAAGTTTTGAAACTAGAGCTTTAATTAATAAAGGAATTGAAACTGGTATTATTAAAAGAAATGGTAATAAATATGCAACAGTAGATGGTTTGGACTTATGTGAAAATGGTTCAGTGGCTACAATTGATAATGCTGTTAAGTATTTAGACAATCCTAAACATCAAGATGTTAGAGACTTAATAGAAGCAAAAATAGATAACGCTATTTAATAATGACTACAGCTGAATTTAGTAATCAATTTGATATTTTTTATAATAGTATAGCTACTAATAATGCTCCGTCAATAGATTTATATGAAAAATCTGTATATCTAACAAAAGCTCAACTAGAAATAGTTAAAAATTATTTTGAACCAAAAGGTAATAAATATCAAAAAGGTTTTGAGCAATCTAGTAAAAGACGTAATGATTTAAGTCAATTAATCAGAAATTATAAAAGTATAACTGTAGTAACATCAAATGATTCTATATCAGATAATTCTATATTTTTTAGAATACCTAATAATACTTTTATTATAATACAAGAAAAAGCTTTAATAAATGATGTTAATTCATGTAATAATGGAACTTATGTAAAAATAAAACCAATAACACATGATGAATTTAATATACAAGAAGATAATCCATTCAAAAAACCAGATAAAGATTTAATATGGAGATTGGATTATTATTCTCAAACAGGAAATAATAAGAATGTTGAATTAATATCTCCTTATAATTTAAGTGAATATAAAATGAGATATGTTCTTTTTCCAGAACCAATAATTTTAACTAATTTATTAACTGCTTTTCCATCTGAAACATTAACAATTAATGGTGTTTCATTAGAACAAACTTGTAAACTTAATGAAAGTGTTCATATAGAAATTTTAAATAGAGCTGTCGAGTTAGCCACTGCAGATTATAATCCACAAGATTTAGCAGTAAAAACTCAAATAAATAATAGAAACGAATAAATAACAATTAATTTTATACAATGAGTGTATTTGGACCAAACCAAGTAGAAGAACTAATTATAGGTAATGCTGTAGCATCAGAAACTACATTAGCTACTTTCATAGCTTCTGCTTCAGACCAAGAAATCAAAGTACTATCAGCTGATGGTAGTGCTCCTGCCAGTGGTGAAAACTTTAAAGTTTATCAAAAGAATGCAGGTAGTTCCTCTAAGGGACTTAATTATGAATTTTCAGATATTATAAAAGCTGATAAAGTAGAAAAGGTAATCTTAAAAGAGTATAGTGCAGAGGTTAATAAATCTGTAACTGCTACAGTAGGTTCTGCATCTGCAAATACAGCTTATTTAGTAAATATCAGATTATATAATGATGGAGGTTCATTATCTCCAGAAAATTTTGTAACAATTACTGGTAGTTATACCACAGGTGCTAGTGCTGGAACTGTTCAAGCAATTAGAGATGGGTTAATAACTTCTTTAAATTATAACTTAACAAAACGTGGCGGTAGTGAATTTGTAGTAGCTGCTAATAGTACAAATGCTATTGATATTACTGGTGCTGCTCAAGCAGTTGTAGCTGGTAAAATTACAGGTCGTCAAATTGAATTTGATGTACAAGGTAAAAGTTTTGATGTAGCTGGTACTTCACATGTTAATACTAACGCTATTACTGTAGTTGTAAATAATGAAAACTTTCCAGGAACTGGAACAGGTAAGTATGCTGTAAATTTAGAATGGTTTACTAAAGGATATAAATATGATGTTTATAGACAATATGGTTATCCAGCAGATTTTACAGAAAGAACTCCTTTCTATGCTTCTTCTGGAAGTACATATAATGCAATTCATATTAAATATAAAGAGTCTAGAATTTCTCCTACTGTAGAAGAACAACCAAAAGTTCTTACTATTTTAGTTGTAAAAACTAACTTAGCTAGTAATGTTAATACTAATAATGTTCTAGTAGATTTACGTACTATCTTAGGTTCTGGTAATGTACCAGCTAACCTAGCAGTAGTATAATAAATATTTAAATAACTAATACTTGGAGAGTTGAGTTTCAAAGCTCTTCTCTCCTTTTTTATTTTATAAAAAGATGCAAATAACAAGTTTTGAGATATCTGCTAATAGAACGCAGATGAATGTAATTATAACAGATGCTGCTAGTATCACATCTTTAAAATTTTGGACAGAAGTAACTTATAAAGATTATTCATTAGCAATTGATTTAACTTCTAAACTAACTGCATCTGCTACAGAAAATATTACAATAACTCTATCAGATATCGGATTATCCTATTTTGATGGAGTTTATTTTTTAGAAGCGGAAGATACAGATGAAATATCATCTGCTATAACAAAAGATTTAACAAGATATAAAGAGTGTATTTTAAATAAATTACTTGAATATTCTGTATGTGAAGATTGTTTAAAAAAAGAATCTGTAAGTTTAACTAATGCAAATAGATTATTAAGAGGTTTAGAAGATGCAATAGAACAAGGTTTTATAAATGAAATACTTATTATAATATCAGCTTTAAAAAAATATTGCTCTAATGAATGTACTTCATGTGGGAGTAGAGATAATGTAATTGATACAAATTATTATTCTTCAAATGGTTAACCAACAAATACATATCACAAGTATATCAAAAGCTATATCTAATGCTAAAATATATGGTAAATTAGATATGAGCATTATTGAACTTTATAGTTTGTATAATGATTGTATTTATTTTGCTCAAGAAAAAAGTGATTTAGGAAGTACTCAATTTGATGATTATATAGTATATTTAAAAAATGAAGCTGCTAAATTAGTTTATAAATATCCTAAAGATTTATGTAACTATAAAGTTATAATACCTAATGATAATATAACAACACCTATTGTTTTAACAAATACAGCACCTACTGTAGATAATAATACTGTTAATTTAAATACAGATACAACTTATCAATTTACTGTTGGAGATTTTACATTAAATTATTTTGATTCTGAATATGAAGGATATAAATATTTATTAATATATCCTTTGACATCTTCAACTTATGGTAATTTAAAAACAACTTATAATACAGTTGAAGTTACTTCTCCTATTATTATAAATATATTTGGACTATCAAGTTCTACCTCTATTGATTTATATTATAATAGAACAGATTTTACAGCATTTGGTCCAGATGTGTTTAATTTTAGAGTATCAGATAGTAATACAAATTATTTATATAGTTTAATACATACATTAGGAGTATCTGGAGCATTATCATCTAATAATAATTTACCGCCTGAAAATATAGGTGATATTACTTTATATATAGCAAATAGAGTAAATACTACTCTTACTATGACTATGTTTACTACAGGATTAGTTGACCCTTATACTGACCCAGAAGGTGATTTAATAGATGCTATTAGAATAGTAGATATATCTAATGCAAACCAAGGAATTTATTATTTAAATGGTACTCCAATTATAGAAGGACAAATAATTACTAGAGAAGATATTGAAGCTGGTTTATTTATTCATTCAGGACCTAATACTGATTCAGCTAGTTCAGATGTATTTGAATTTGAAATTAGAGATGAAGGTTCAGGAATATGGATTGGTTAATAAAATTAATAAAATGGATTATGGCATTATTTAATATAACAAATTTACCAGGTACTATAGAACAAAGAAGTTTTATGACTTCTAATATGAACATCCATATAGATACAATGACTTTAAGAATAAGTGAATTACAAATAACAGAAGACCAATGGTCTGGAATTTTATAATATAAATGGCACAATTAAATTTAATTTTAGGTACACCTAATAACGAAGATGGTGATTTTGTAAGAGATGCATTTGTGAAAACAGAAGCTAACTTTACAGAATTATATGCAAAAGTTAATACATCTGATTTTAATAATAATGGTTCAGATGGTATTAGTACATTTGTAGAAACAGATGAATTAGGTATTACTGCATTTAGTAACGATTATAATGATTTAAATAATTTACCAATTATTCCAAATGCACCAACAGGGTTAGAAGCTATAGATGAAGGTAATGGTATAGGATGGAGATTAATAGGTCGAGACCCTTTAAATTATGGAAATATAGGAAATAATGCTATAGATTTATCAAAATCTCTTTTTCCTTCAACTACTAATGGGGCTACAGGAGCATCTTCTTTTGCATTAGGTATAGATGTAAAATCTAGTGGTATTACCAGTATATCTATGGGTTATAAACTAGATAATAGTTCTTTAGACGGTGTTACAATAGGTATTAATAATACTATTTCTGGATATGCAAATTCCGTATTTGGTGTAGGTCAAATTGTTGCAGGAATGGCTGCAACAGTAATTGGTCAAGCTGCTGATGTTGCTTCTACAAGTTTTTTAGATTGGAATGCATTTCCAACAAAACCAATATTTGTAGTTGGTAATGGTACTATACAAAATGCAGATATAAATTATACAGTATTAACAAGAAGTAATGCTTTTAAAATTTTATATAATGGTGAAATTACTGCACCTAGTTTAACAACAGCTTTAATAGATGCAGAATTAACAGGTAAAGTTTTAATAACTAAAGAATATGCAGATACTAATTATAGCGGTGGTGGAGTAACAACATTTGCAGCATTATCAGATGTTTCTTTAGGAACTTTATCAATAAATAATTTATTACGTTGGAATGGTACAGAGTGGGTAAATAGCACAGCTGCTTCTTTAAATTTAGTAGATAGAACAGCTACAAATTTTATGGTCAGCGGTTCTGTGTTGGATTTTCAAATAGGAAGTCAATTACGTACATTTTCAACACCAAGGTTTTATAATGATATTATACTAAACAATACTACTTTAACAGTAGATGAAAATATTGCTAATGATAATTATGTTTTAAAATATGATTTTGCAAATCAAAGCATCAATTTAAAACCAGAAAGCGGAGGCGGTGGCACTATGGCAACCACAACCTTTACGCCTTATCTAACCCTTACGAGTACAGACGGACAAGCAGCAGTTGAAGAACTAAAGA